AATTCTACCTTCACCATCAATAGTAGGAGATGTAATAGTTGCTCCACCTGGATTCTTGAATGATATAGCAGGAATGAAGTCATATCCACTTCCACTATCAGTAATAGTCAATGTTTCGACCATTCCAGTCGTATCATTAACTGTAAGACTTAATTTAGCAGGTGTACCGTTAGGATCGGAAGGTCCAGCAACAACAGGGATTGGTGGGTTGTATGATGTATAACCTTGACCACCATCAATCAAATTGATGTCTTTAATCCCTCCAATTAGAGATCTGGCAGTCGAATTAACACCTGTCTTACTTGTGATCGCAACTTTAGGTGCAAAATCAAGTCTATACTTACTTCCTCCAGTTTTAGGGATTAAAGCGGTAATTGTGCCATCATCAGCAACCTTAGCAATTGCTGTGGCTCCTGAACCGTAACTAGGAGGAGTATATTCAACAGACCTAATATGAATAGCGTCAGCAGCTCCGATTTCATTCTTAAAGACGACTTTATCTTCAAAAACAGTAAAATCGGTATATGGTTCTTGTAAACGTCCATTTTTGTTAATTACAAGTCCAATTTCGGAAGTTGGAGTGTAAGATTGGGCATTAATCCTTAATGGGTAATATTTTGTGTTTTGCCACTCTTGATAAGGTATAGCATCACAAGTTTTGATCGTTTGATCCGAATATCCGACCAAATAAGTCAATGAAGTGAATTCTGAGTCATCAGACCCGATTTGGTCTCTTGGAGCAACAGCAAAACGTATATTAAGACCTTCTACGAAGTAATCTACGTTTGGCACCATCATGGTGTTGTACGCAGTCACAATTAAGTGCTCTGCTGAAGGAGGAGCAACTGGAGTGCCTAAAAATGATAATGAAAAGACATTTTGGACTCCATCAAAGAGTGTAAATGGGTTTTCTAGTTGTTGCTTCTTCTTATTAAACTGTGGGTATGAAATACCTGGAGTAATGATGACATCAGGACCACGAGTAACCTTTTCATAGTAAATTACTTCATTATCAATCATTATGGAGCCATCTCGCTCCTGGAATCCATCTATACCTTCAATTTCTATCTTTGAATCGTACAGACCAATATCCTTGAGCAGACTGGTTGCACTGTCTAATTGCTCAGAGGTATAATTGTCAAGATCAAGATATCTCAGTAAATTATTGAGTATATCGTAGGGTCTACCTGTCTTTTCCTGAGATTTGTAGTATTCAAACAAGAAGTTGACTAGTTGTCTATCTTCTTGACGAATAAACTCAGGTAACTGATTCTCGACTCTATCAGAGACGTTGATATTCTTTGTAATCGGCATCTATCTTAGAAACAGGATTCGCTGACTGGATATGTGAAAGTATCCGTGGGATAATCGATAATATTTATCCCAGTTGTATCACCGTAATTATAACCATTAAAGTTATTAGGATCGAAGGTCGGGATTGACACATCGTTGATTGTATAGTCAATTGGATTGACTTGGGGGTTAAAGATTGTAGGATCTACTCCTGGTGGGACTGCAATTGATCCACCAGCAGGTAATACCTGAATTGGTAGTCTAGTAGTGTCATCTGGAGTGCCCTGAATCGCTACAGGACCAACACAGACTTGACCAGTGCCATAATTAACGCTACCTACTGAAGGGTTAAGGGTTAATTCGGTCTCATCTCGTGTGGTAACCATAATTAGGTTTCCACGACCATCATCTCTTATATTCACAGGTACCAAAACTTGATTAGTGGTAAGTGTGGAGATTCCAGGGGTTGCAACCTGTGCGGTAGTCGTCCCATCACTCAAAGTGAGGTTTACAAGGTCTTCTGTATAACCAGTGGCATAAAATGTCCCTGATTTAACAACTGAGAAGGATGGTTTACATTTTCCACCAGTTCCATCATCATCACCGTCATCTGGAGATCCAGAATAAGCGTTTGGATCATAAAGTGGGTTACCAAAGTCTAAACATTGGGTAAATACTTGCCCAAAAGTGAATTGGTCAAGATTTTGACCTAAAGTCATCTGAGTGACGTTACCAGAAATAGCAGGATCACTACTATCAACCATAGCACCGAATTTAGACCCATCTATACGATTACCAAACCTATTTGTGGCACCGTTTTTGTTAAATGCGTCAATTCCTTGTAAAATCTTAGTTCCGAGTTGTGCTCCAGTCAAACTAGTGTCATTTCCGTTGTAATAAACGTAAGATTTTGGTAAAACGTAGAAAATGGTTGGGTCAATGATGACTGGCTCGATAGAAGCTATAGAATACTTCAATAAGTCCTTCTTAATCTTCTGTTTTGTCGTTGCATTCAGTTTATTTCCTGTTTTTGGTCTAATTGCAACATAAACTTTTCCATAAATCGGTGGATTTAACTTTTCACCACCAAAAGCAGTTACAGATGCCGCTTGAGGGTAGATCTCAGAGACAATATGCTCGAAATCATTCTCAGTAACCGCCCTATTCTGAGTTGCATACGCTCTAGGTGCTCTAAACTTGACTGAGAGTGATGTTTCACGATCTTCACCGTCCTGAGCAGCGTCTTTAGTGGTCAAACTAATGGAATTTGGACTTATAACACGTTGATCACTGTCTAAAACAGTTCCAATGAAGTTAAATCCCTTCGCACCGTTAGCTTCAACCCCATCTGTAGACACATATGAGACTCTTATGTACTCACCATCAATTAATTTACGTCCAATTGACCCATCTCCGAAAACAAGACGGTATCTCATGTCATCAGTCTCTTCCAAATAGTAAATTCTGGAAGTACCATCAGCATTTGTTACATTTGTAGCAGGACTATAGGTATCTGTCTCTGCTGATTGCTCAGTTGGAGAGATATCTACGGTCAAAAGTCCTGTATCTACATTCTCATCGGGAATAATGTAGTCCTGACGCTGTGTATAGTCAACTGTATAGTTGTAAGTTAATAAATTTCCTTGATAAACAAGCACACTCTCAAAAGTCGCTAGTCCAGTGCCACTATCTACAGGCACTTGGATGTCCTGAGTCAATGCAAACGTGTAAGAATCGAAATCATTGTCTGCAACAAAGACATCACCCTTCTTTAGGGTGGCAAATTCTGGGAAACTGGTGCCATTTAGACCAATACTAGTCTGAGCAAGTAGTTTTATACATGCTCTAGGTGCCTTAATTGACCTTGGAGTATAATTTAACTGCTTTGCGATCCTTACAATGTTGTCTCTGACCGTTGCAGTCTCTAAAAATGCTTCGTTTAACGCCATGTTAGCGTTAAATGCTGTATAGTATGTGTTGTATGCTAAGATATCAATCAAATATGACGCAGAACTACCCTCAAAATCATAATCGGTAAACTCTTTTCGAGTCCGAAGGTATGATCTGATAGATTCTTTGATCTCAAAGAAGTCTAACGACGTTAACTGGGATGGAATTGCTGACATGTTATGCTCTCTCTAGGAGAAAATCGACGTTTTGCACTTCTTGCTGACCAACAATAGTGTAATCTATCGAAATATGGACTGAATTTATATCATTTTCATCTCGAAGTCCGACTCCAGTGCATTCAACACGTGGTTCTAGTCTCTTGATACAGTTAAATATCTCACTTTTGATAGTATCTACTGCGAATGGATCCCATGGTTCGAATAAAAGCATCTTAACCCTAGACCCAATAGTAGGTTGAAATGGTCTTTCCCCGAACATAGTAAGAATGAGGTTACGAACGGACTGCTTTATAGCATTCTCATTCTTAACCACACCAAAATCGCCAGTTGAGGGGTTAGCATTCATCGAAATTGCTAAGTCCTTGAATCCTCTGCTGACGTATTTTTCAGATCTGAACCTGTAGGAGGGCATTCTTCTCTACTATTACTAAGATATTTATCACATCTTGGGTCAGTAATTAAGTATTTACAATATTCCCATCCGTTTTCCTTAAAGGAGTCGGACATATCGACAGGTCTTTCTGGTTTTCCCATGTTTTTGACCCTATTATGTTTTATTTATAGGGTTAACCGACTATTTTCCTTGACCTCTATACCTTTTCTTTGCTCCATTACGTGAAGTAGCACTTATTTTTGTGTTTTTAGAGGTACCTTGCCTTGATTTCTTAGCAGGAGGAGCTTGATAGTCACCAGTTTGGGTGTATAATGCCATTTTTGGTTAGTAAACTACTATGATGATAGCACAGTTGCATGTCCCCACGCAACTACAGATGAACAAGGGTAACTAAACCCTGAAAATCCAACTCCTAGGGGATCTAGGATACGTGCAATTGGTAATTTTAGAGCAAAGACAGTTAGAGTCGTTGCCATAAGAATTCTAGTATGCCCTACACCACCACCATCTTCAATTGTAAGGGTGCTGCAAGGGATTGGAGTAGGTGTTGGACACATCGCTTTACCACAAGGACACATGTATACAACAATATTAGTACATACCGCTATGTGTGGTGTGAATGTATCACCCATTAACATGATGGGAATACGATTTACTAGCACAGTTGCCCTATATGGAGTAACAGGGAATATAGGAATTAGGGGTTGAGGGGGCCACCAACACGTATATTC